AATTTGAAACGAGTCGCATTTTTGACGACCGCACGTAGTGAATACAATGTTTCAAGATGGGTTATTAAGGAAATAAATGACGATCCGGAATTAGATTTGCAAGTATTAGTTGGTGGAACTCATGAAAACGAAACATACAAAGAAATTCAAAATGAATATCCTTGTTATTACCGAGTCAGTTCGTTCTTTGCTGAAACTAAAAAAACAGCTTGTTTAGAACTGTCTAATGGGATTGACAGCATAATTAGTTTTTTCGAATATAATCGACCTGATATTTTGCTTATAAATGGTGATAGAATCGAATTAATGTCATATATATTAGCGGCTGTTATCTATAGAATTCCTATCGCGCATATTGGCGGCGGAGATATAACGGAAGGCAGTATTGATAATGAAACCCGTTACGCTATTTCCAGATATGCTCATTTACATCTTGTAAGTAATGAATACGCTAAACAGCGGCTTATTCAGTCGGGTGAAGATTTAGAGAGAATTTATAATGTCGGCCAATGTGGACATGAAAATATAATTAAAACCGAAAAATTAAACATTGAGGAAACTAATAAACAAATTGGGCTTGATTTAATCAAACCAACCGCATTATGTTGCTATTATCCGGCTTTGGAACCAAATTTTTTAGCTGAACAACAAATAGACTTCATTTTAGAGGCTTTGAATAAAACAAATATGCAAACTATTTTTATCTATCCTTGCGCTGAGATTGATTCTGGAATCATCAGACAAAAAATTAATGATTATTGTTTAATCCATAATAATTGCAAGGCGTTTGCCAACTTAGAAAATCAATTATTTCAAAGCGTTTTATGGCATTGTAGTTTTATGATTGGGAATTCCAGCGCGGGAGTTATAGAAATGCCATTCTTAAATAAATGGACTATTAATGTTGGGACTAGGCAGCAAGGTAGAGAAACTGGATACAAAACAATTATTGATATTAATTATAATCCATATAATATTGCTGAAATAATTAAATTTTGTTTGAATAATCCAAAGCAATCATATATTGAACCAACCGAATATTCGAGCCAAAAGATTATTAAAGCAATCAAAGAAAACATTGATCGCCCGGATTTGCTTTATAAAAAAATTTTATTAGGAGAAAATCAATGAAGGTATTATTGGTTTTTCCTCCCGTAACCCGTCCTAAAGATTTTGCTGCCGACAAAGTGAGAATTACTCCATTTGTTCCTTTAGGATTAGCATATCTAGCTGCTGTTTTAGAGTGTAATGGTATTGAAGTTAAAATATTAGATGCACTAATTGAAGGTGATTTGAACGGTAAGGAATATAATAATGAAATTCGATATGGTTTATCAGATGATGAAATAACCAAAGCAATAAAAGATTATAATCCTGATATCGTTGGAACGTCTGTATTGTTTTCAGCTATGGAACGGGATGGAACCAATGTTTTGAAAATTGTAAAATTATGTAATAACAAAATAAAAACTATTGTAGGTGGGCCGTGGGCTGGAATAAATTATAAAAAATTAAAACAATCCCAATGGATAGACGAAGTAATTATTGGAGAAGGTGAAAAAGCTTTTTTAGAATATATAAAAGGTGAACCTATTACACCTGATTACATTCAAGATTTGGATACAATTCCGTTTCCGGCTCGCCATTTATTGCCAATGAAAAAATATTTTGACAATGCACCAGGACATAACGGATATAAACAAAAACCATTTACCGCTATGTTAAGTTCGCGTGGATGCCCAGCTAAGTGTACATTTTGCGCAATAGCTAGCCATTGGGGAAATAAACCTCGCTATCGAAGCGCTGAAAATGTTTTGGCCGAAATAGACCAACTAGTCCAGATTTATGGAATCAAAGAAATTCATTTTGAAGACGATAATTTAACTGCTGATAGAAAACGAGCCTTAAAAATATTTGACGGACTAATTAAGCGTAATTATGGTTTAACCTGGGTTGTTCCTTCAGGAATGGCAATTTATTCTCTTGATGACGAACTTCTCGAAAAAATGGCCGAATCAGGCTGTTATTCGGTGTCTCTAGCAATCGAAAACGGCAATCAAGATATAGTGACTAAAATAATGCATAAACCCATAAGACTTGAAAAAATACCTCCTATGGTAAATAAAATTCGAAGTTTGGGAATGGATGTCCGGGGATTTTTTATACTTGGGTATCCGGGTGAAACTAAAACGGATATTGAAAATACAATCAAATTTGCTGGAGATTTACAACTTGATTGGAGTCATTTTTTTATATTTGCCCCATTGCCAGGGACCAAAATATATCAAATTTGTATTGATAAAGGATATTTAAACCCGGCTGATTTTGACCCATTGCGAAGTTTTTATCAGCCGATTTTAAAAACTCCTGAATTTGATCAGGAATATTTGATAGAAGCTAAGGAACAAGCAAACTTACAGGTAAATTTCGAAAATAATTACAACCTGAAACACAATCCAGCAAAAGCAATTAGGCTATTTAAAAATGTTCTTGATATTTATCCACATTTGGAATTTGCGAAGGAGTATTTAAAACAAACAATGATAAATCTTAACTAAATATTTATTGAGCTGCTAGACGGCCATTCTTCCATAACAGGAAGATTGGCCGTTTTTTTATTTTCAGGAGGTGATAAAATTGCCCTATCAATCCAACAAAGATTTACCGGCCCGTGTACGTGAAGGAATGCCGGAACATGCTCAATCTATTTTTCGTAATGTTTTCAACAGTGTTATGGGACAGGATGGCGCGGAAGAATCTAATGCATTTGCCCAAGCATATGGAGCCTTAGAAAACGCCGGATATAAACAGAATACCGAGGGGAAATGGGTTAAAGAAGGCGCGAAGAAATCAATTGATGATATTGAATGGCGGCGTGAATTTGACATTACCAAAACCGATGAAGACCAGCGGCTTGTATTTGGTTGGTTAAGCGTTGCAAAAGACAGTAACGGTAACTCGATAGTCGATTTACAAGATGATATTATTGATACTGAAGAATTAGAAAAAGCCGCTATTGAATATGCCTTAGAATCACGCGAAGCCGGTAAATCTCATATTAAAACAACCGGAATTGGCAAAATGGTTATGAGTATAGTAACGACAAAAGAGATTCAGAAGGCTATGGGAATACCAAAGGGAATCGTTCCAGAAGGTTGGTTCATTGGATACAAAATAATTGATGATGAAACATGGGATTTAGTTAAATCAGGAGACTATAAAGGATTTAGCATCGGAGGAACTGGAAAACGAGTCCCTTTTATGATATAGATGAAAGGAGTGATGTAGAAAAATTTAATTCAAATCATGATAAACTGGGTAGATTTGCGTCGGGAGGGACTAAGGGAATGGCGGCTGATACTGGCGGTGGAGGCGGTAGAGGAGCAAATATTACAGAATCAAATAAATTTAAAAATTGGTTTGGAAATAGTAAAGTAATTGATAAAGATGGAAATCCTTCTAAAATGTATCATGGGAGTAATAATGAATTTAATGAATTTGATCCAGTTAAAACAGATGGAATGATATGGTTAACAGAAAACAAAGAATATGCGAAGGAATTTTCCGGTGAAAATGATCTCAAAGAATTATATGTTAAAATTGAAAATCCTTTAAATGTTCGAAATATAACCGGAGAAAGAAATTTAGCAGAATGGCAAGAAACGCTTGAAGATATAGGAATTGATACTTCTAATATAAATTTTGATAAACTAGATTGGGCACCCGATTATGGTAAATACACTTTTTATGATTTGCTTCCCCATGCTGGCAATAATTATTTAAACGCTGGAACTTTAAACGCAATAAAAAATGCTGGTTATGATGGAATCTTTGCTCCTCCAGAAACTAACAATGGAATTACATCAAAAAACACAATAGTAGCTTTTAATTCCAATCAAGTTAAATCAACAAAGAATAAAGGAAATTTCAATCCTAATTCTGATAATATTTACGAGTAAATAAAAGTAAAAATAAAAATTTTAACGTCCTATTTGTAGGGCGTTTTTCTTTTGAAAGGAGGTGAAGACGATTGAAAACTAAACTCCAAGATTTAAAAATTACCGAAGGGAGCCTTTGCAAAAAAGGCGCTAATCCTTTGGCTAAAATTATGCTTTTTAAATCGGCTGATGGCGAGGTGGAGCGCGTGAGCATAAAAGACCGTGTTAAGCAAATCTGGAAAGCCCTTACCTTTAATGAGGTCTTGGATTCCAAAGAGGCAGATCGGGATTGGTGGGAAATTACAAGTGCGTTTGAGCAAAGTGTAAAAAGTATCTTAGATGATAAGGGGAATGTTAATAAATCATCTATGTTGATTGATACTTGTACGCAATTTGTAGAAGCGGCAAAACCAATTATTCCGCGATTAGCCGAACCGATTTATCTCAGTGCGGAGGGGGCGGTTACGGCAATTGAGGCAATTACAGAAGATGTAACTAAAGCCGGTAAAACTATTTCTTCCGCTAATATGCAGCGTTTGCAAGCGGCTATGATGGCTATCAAAGAAATCATGGGCCAAATGATGGAGGGAGAACCACCGAATAACTCCGTGATGGATAATGATAAAAGCTCTAAAAAAGTTACTAAAGGAGATGATTATATGGAATTGCAAGATGTTTTAAAAGTTTTGCCAAAAGAACAGCAAGAGGTAATTAGTAAAGCAATTGAAAAAGCAGCATCCGAAGCTATTAATAAACAAGTTGATGTTGCTGCAATTTCAAAAGCTGTTGAAGAAAAGTTTTCTGAACAGCTTAAAAAACAAGCTGAAGACAACGAAAAACTTCAGAAAGCACTGGATGCCGAAAAAGATTTGCGCATCACAAAGGAATTTATTTCGAAAGCTGCCGAATACAAAAACCTTGGGACCAAATCGGATGATTTTGGCAAAGTACTGAAAGAAATCGCTCAAAAGATCACCCCGGAAACTTATTCTGAATTGGAAAAAGTTTTGGCCGGTGCCGATGAAAAAATTGGCAAAAACGATCTCTTTTTAAAAGAGATTGGCAGTGGCGGAGAAACTGTTTTGGAAACTATTGATAAAGTTAATAAAATGGTCGAAGAGATCCGCAAATCAGATTCTAAAATCACCAAGGAGCAAGCTGAAGCCAAAGTATGGATGGAACATCCTGAACTTTATCGGGAATATGAAGCCGAAAAGCGGCAATAATTGTTTTAAAAATTAAATTTAACTTTGAAACACTCGAAAAATCGGGTGTTTTTTATTTTAAACAAAGGAGATGATTTAAATGGCTTGGGAAGGATTTCAGGTGACTATTCCGGGCACCGTACAAGCGGCGGATTTAAGTAGTTACAAGCATTATTTCGTATATCAATCAACCAACAATACCGTAAATGTGATTACTTCGACTACGGCTAAACCAATAGGAGTTTTGCAAGATGTTTTTAGTACCGAAGTTGGTGGAGCGGTTACAGTTTGTTCTTTTGGATTTACCAAAATTGTCGCAGATGCGACCTTGGTTGGCGGTGATTCGATTAAACCATCAAGCGTTGGAAGGGCTGATAAATATACTTATGCCGCAGCAGACAATGGAAGTTATAACGTTGGAGTAGTAATCGAAGGAGCAAGTTCTTCGCAATATATTACTGCGTTTGTTAATTGTGCCACTCCGTTTAGTGATAAGAGTACGTCCTAACATTTATTAACATTTTATTTTTAAATCAAAGGAGATGATATTTATGGAAGTAATTCAAAAGGCACAACCTGGAATTCAAGATGTGCATATTAGTCAGCCGTTGACAAATTTATCGATTGCATATATTCAAAGTCAATCCGAATTTATTGCGGATAAAATTTTTCCAGTTATCCCGGTATCAAAACAAATGGATAAATATTTTGTATATGACAAAGGGGTTTGGTTTCGGGATGAAGCTCAATTACGCGGATCGGCTCAGGAATCAGCTGGTAGCGGATATACTTTGAGTAACGACAATTATTCCTGCTCGGTTTATGCATTCCATAAGGATGTCGACGATCAAACTCGTGCTAATTGCGATGAAATCATTAATCTAGATTCTGATGCGAATGAATTTGTAATGCAACGATTAATGATTAAACGCGAACGTGATTTTGTTAGCAATTTTTTTACTACATCGATATGGACCGATAAAACCGGTGGTTCTGATTTTACCCAATGGAGTTCATTCGCCGCTTCTGATCCGATAAAAGATATCGCTGATTATAAAAGGTATATTAAAACTCGAACCGGATTTAATCCAAACACTCTATTAATTGGCGGCGAAGTTTGGGATGTTTTAAAACGGCATCCTGATATTAAAGAATGTTATAAATATAATCGAGAAACTGCTACTTTGACAACTGATATGGTTGCTCGCGCTCTTGATATTGATCGGATTATTATTGGGGATGCGGTTTATAATAGTGGTGTTGAAGGTGCCGCAGATAGTTTTGCACAAATTTACGGAAAGCATGCTTTATTATGCTATGTAAATCCGCGCCCGTCCCGCATGATGCCTTCTGCTGGATACACGTTTGCGTGGACTGGATATGGCGCCCGAAATGCATATGGTGTGACTACTGGTAAAATTCGTAACGATTTGACCAAAGTTGACCGTATCGAAGGCGAAATGGCATATGATATGAAAGTTACTGGTTCCGATCTTGGAATTTTCATGTCCGGGGCGGTGGCTTAAAATGGCTTTTAATGATTGGTGTTTGGTTCGAAAGCCTTTTATTGCGTTTGATGATTTATTGGTAATTGATACACCAGTTGATGTTTCGAAATGGCCTAATTCTGAAAGTTTATTAAATGCTGGATATTTACGAAAACCGGAAAATGATAAAGACTACGACAAAATTCAAATCGCAATAAAAGATCAAAAGGAGTCAACTGAAGAAGTTGACTCCTTGCCTTCTAAGCGAGGGCGAAAACCCAAAGGAGGCGAATAATAATGGGATTATTGCAAAAATTTAATGGTGAAATTGCTCATGGAAAATATAGTTTTACAACCGGAGCAGAAATTACGAGCACAAGCGGGAATAATGTTAAAGCAAGCAGTGATTTAGTTTGTGGAAATGATTTTACGGCTGTAGGAGGAACTTTTTCTAGTGGTGTTACCGTTGGAGCCGTTTCTACTTTATCAACGAGCGGAAATGCTGGTTTAATTGGTTATTCAACATCCGGAAAACTTTGTTGGTGGAGTACGGCAAGTAATTGTTTTATACCATTAACGACATAATTAAATTGGCCGCCATTTGTGACGGCCAATTATCTTATTTTTTATATATGGAGGAGATATTTTGACTAAAGAGACAAAAAAAGACAAAGTTATTATACTTGGATATTGTCCTTAT